GTAGTAGTCATCTGCAGAAGGCCACGCAGCACGGGCTGCATCCATGGCGTCTTCTACTGCCTTGGCAATGTCAGTGGGTTCTACTGTAATCACCTCAAACACAAACTCAACATCGTCACAGTTATTGTGACCCTGCAGTGCGCCTTCTACGACAAGTCCCACTTCTACCTTAGCCATGTCTGGTACCTCCTCTCTAGGTAAGATCGACAACTTCACAAACACCCGCAGTACACGCTAATTCTCTACCACCGGATGTAGTATCCTCTGCCTCGTACTGTGTAAGCTCCGTCCAATCAACTCTATCTGGCATCTTTTCTTGCAGCGTTAGTACCGTATCTCTGTCGCACTCTTGGTAAGGAGCTTGTTTGTATGAGTGTTCACTGTAGGGTAGGAAACTAATACCAGAGATGTCATCGAAGTGTTCGTATACCCAGGCACCAACATCCATCCACTCATCCTTCTTAACAGAGATAGTCACAGAAGGTTTATGTTCACACCAATAGTTTTGGTATGCCAGCCACAGTTTGAGATCTTCGATAGCGGAAGTGTGTTCCCTAGTGATAGCGTTTGGTGGGCTGATCATAGGAAAGCTAAACACAGTAGTCTCTGCGGGTTTTACAAAGTCTGGTTCATGAGGAACTCCTTTGTCTTTCATGAAACGAGTCATTGGATCTTTGTTGTCTGCTCTAACTGTACGTACATAGTACTCACTGTGTCTAGCATGAATACCACTAGCGCTGTCCACTAACTGGGATACAGTTCCCGATGGTTTAACGCAGGTAATTGCAGCCGAAGCTGGGATGTTTAACTTCTTAGCTAGGCTAGCATTGGTTTGTACTGCTACAGTACGCAAAGCTGAGAGGACTTCCTCTAGGCCATCATGTTCGTATAGAAGCGGGCAGTCCATGATGCCCGTCAGTGATACACCAAGCAGTCTTTCTTCATCCGTATTTTGCTTCCATATCTTACGAAGGTAGCGGAAGTTAGTCAGAGTTGCTTGGAGAGTTCCCAGGATAGTAGCAATATATACCTTATTCTTTAGGCTCTCTAAGGTGTCATCGGATCTAGCTACCACTTCTGAAAGGTTACAGAACTGGTATGGACGTAAGATAATCTCGCTACAGGGGTTACAACCAAACATAAAGTCGGTATCCCTACGCCCACTTTTACCTGCTTGTTTCTTAGCTGACTGCCTGTTAAAAATTCCTCGCTCACCTGACTGACTCTCGTACAAGGATAGCCACTCTCGCATGAAAGTACCCATGTCAGGTTTACTATCATAGGATACACTGTTGTTAGCTAGATGACGCTGGCCCTCATTCTCCCACCACTGACCTGACTTGGCGTGGCGCATTTGATCATCACCTAAATCGGATAGACTAATCAGAGCACTCCTACGTACACCACCGACGACTACAACTTCACCAATCTTACACATGATGTCGTGGCATTCAAGCGGTTCTAGACGCCTGCCAATTGCACCTTTAAACTTCTCGATACAAAACAAGAATAGTTCTTCTAGTGGCTCTGGGCCAGATGCGCGACCACCAAAGGTCTTCAAGCGTGCTCCTGCCTCCCGTACCCCTGTCATATCCCACGAAGGAATTTGACCTGCGTATAGCATGGCAATAAGTTCTCGTAGCGACTTAGCCCATCCTTCTTTAGAGTCACCTACCTTGATCATGGTATCCGACTGGCCCATGTTCTCGTTTACTACAGGCAGCTTACTCACATACATATTCTCAACACTGAAGCCAACACCTGTGCCACACATAAGGATGTACATGCATTCGTCAAAGGAACGAGGATTATCTACGGGAAGATACGAGCAGTTGTAACTGCCTACGTTGCAGTTGTCTAAGGGTTTACCTGCCGTCATCAAGGCACGCATAGACGGCATAACTTTTAAGCTGAGAATAGAGTCTTCAATCTCCTTGGCCAAAGACGAGGGTATAGTGTACCCATGGTTATCTTTGGCGTGTTTAGTTAGGTAGTTTGTATACCTAGTCACAGTTTCTGACCACGTTTCTCGGCGGGAGTCGTCGTCACGCCACCGAGCGTACCGAGATAGTGCAATAAACTTTTGATAATCCGTAGGTAAGTAGTTATCCATTGAGTCTTCCTCTTTTTGTAATCTCTAACGCTGTCATGTATATACCATCAAATTCATGCATTACATCGGATATAAGTTCATGCAGTTCGGTACTTAAGTCCCCGTCCACAGGCACAGGGTACTCTTGGTCGTCAACGTCTATTGTGACGCGGCAAGTATACTTCACTCTTGACATTCAAGCAACCTTTTTAGATACCATGAAGCCTTCTCTAGATCTTCTTTTGGCTTCCCTTTATATTTGTACCTCCAAAGATACTTTATAATGTTTCCTTGTAGGTAGTACTCAAAACCGTCACCTGTTGCAGCTTTAATAGCAGTGATGCATTCTATCCCCTCCTTGTTGTAATGCGGAGGTTTCTCCACCATATCGTCAGTCATCAGGAACCCCCTTGAAGTTAACTTTAATTACGTTGCCTTCTATCGAACATACATTGCCGGTAGTAACAACACCCTCTTCTTCTTCTTCATCCGTATACACCATGCCAACGTACTCCTCTAGTATGTGTGAGATAACATCATCGCTTTCCATAACAGGTACAGATGCACACATTAGTTTAGATAGATGTAGTAGCTGGTCAAAGTCAGCGTCAGGCAGTGGGTTCTTTGGACTCCACATTATGTCAATGGATACTGCCCCATCCCAAGAACTGGATGAAGTCAAACCAGGGCGTACTCGTATTAGGTAATCTTCAGGATTACTTTCAGATGTCTCTGGCATACTTGCTCCTATTCTTTTTATTAAAGGATACAAACTTAGGGTGTGTATTCGTGCCTTTCTCTGACAGCCACGGCTCTGGGATAATTCTGGTTGCGTATAAGAATCCATAGCGGTAGCACCAGTCTCCGTAACTACTCTTAGCACCTTTACGTAGCTTACTTCTACTATTAGCAAAGACAAAACGTATATCTAGTAAAGGGTGCTGCTTTTTAATGTACTGATGTTTTCGCCTGTCGGCAGCAGTAAAAAGACCCTTGGTCTCTATTATCAATCCGTTAGGAAGTATAAAGTCAGGGGTGTAGGTACGGTATGCTAAGTCTTCCCACTCTATCTTCATACTCTCGTAAAGAAAGCCTATGTTAGCAGCCTTCAAGTACTCGGCAGTTGAGTGTTCTAACCCGGATCTATACCCATTCTTTCTAGCTGCTGCTGACAGGGAATACCTCATGCTTTAGTACATACCCCAAGTAGTAGTTTGTTCATCGGTACATCTCCTCAACAACAGTAGGGGCATGTGGCAATTCTCCGTACTCCTCTATGTATTCCATGGCAAACCGGAAGGCGTCACCCTTCCCCTCTGCATCTTTGTTAGCACCAAACGTACCCTTAAACCCCGCGAGGCGGTGTTGCAGGCGGAGTTGAAGTACCTCTTCCGTTACTGTAGCAGGATCAACATGTAAACCTCCTAGTAAATCCTCGCGAATGGAAGAGCCATCGGGGGTGATGTACTCCCTGGTAAAGCCTCTAAAAGTCATGTTATGCGTTCTTCCTTTCAACAATGTTAATGTAGTCCACCATCTTCGGGTTCTTAGCCTTGGAAAAGATAGCAGGTAGTGTAGTCATGCTAGGCCAGCAGGACTTCTTATATGCGCAGAAGGAACAGTTCTTATTGAGGATAGTGTTACCAGTCCTCTTGCCGTTAAATGACTCCTCTACAGTTTCGTAATGACGTATAAGGGTGTTACTGTTTACCTCACGTACCGTCTTTTTAATGTTGTACATTGTCTCCATGACGTTAACACCCTCGGCAGCGACGTACTTAAACTCTCCGTTGGCTTTGTTTACTACCCACCATCCTCCTACATCGTACCCTGATGCTTCGGCATAGGCAACTAGCTGTCCTACGTAACCGAAAGCATCCCCAGCATTTAAGGTCTCAAAGGATGCAAACTTATTCTGGTACGACCAACTAGACGCAGACTTAATGTCATCAACCTTACCATCGATTACGATGTCGTATGTACCTTTCACTTTAGTATCTTCAACCTCAAACTCAACGGTGTCACTATCTTGGTAGGCTACCTTTGCTTCATCCAACAAGCCTTTAAACACAACCTCTACGATATCTCCTAGCAGCATGTTCATGATGAAGTTGTAGGAAGGTGGGGTAGCCTTTTCTGGAGAGTTCTTCTGCCACCAAAGCTGACAGGATGGTCTGCCTATGTTAGACATGCGCAGTTTGAAATGGCTTCTGTCAACTTGACTGCCAAACTGACGGCGCACTGAGTCTGCTATGCCCTTTGCTATATTTTCTACGGTAGCATCTGAGATGGTAGACTTTCCTGCCGATGCGGTTTCCATATACTCGGTAAGAGCTACCTCTGCAGGATGCTTCATGACAAGGGTATCCCACCCTCTTGTTCAAAGATGTTAGACATGTCGTCTGCTAGAACAGCGTCAGCCTCTGACATAGCATCTGTGTTCTTCTCTGACCAAGTCCTGACGATGTATTCATTGTACGAAGTTACCCACTCCATGAACCCAGAAAAGGTTTCCTGATCTGCATCAGTAACAGTAAGAACATTTGACATGTCTACGTCAGTTTCAGGTACAAAGTAGGAACTGCCGTTTGGTAGAGGTACTTCTGCAGTAGAGATTTTAATGGAATGTTCGACGGGTAGTTTTCGCTTCTTGTTGAGGCCACCAAAGACATCGCCAATCGTTTTGAAGGCGGTACGATTATCAACCTCCCAAATAGCAGCTAGACTTTTAACTTCCACTGCATCACCATTTTCATCGGTAGGATCAAGCAGTTCTACTTCGCCAAAGACAACACGAGTACGCTTGATCTGCCGAATAAGATCCTGTGTTGCAGCAGGTAGTGATTTGAAGTCTTTAACCCAGCCATTAGGCTTACCACAGTTAAAGCCACCATCGTTGTCCTTAAGATCATTGGTCAAGGATTCAGCCATGACAGTCTTAACAAAACGATTAGGACTGTTAACATCACCCTTAATAAACCGCTTGTACATAAACCGCTGCAGGAAAGTGCGGAGAGCAATATCCTTGGCGTAGTAAGTATCTCCGTCAGGGATCTCCAACTTAAACGCTCCGCCTGGGATAACCTCCATCTTCATTGACTTACCGCCGATGTTAGTCATCCCCATAATACCAGAGTGGATGATGCGAAGGCGTGGCAAAGTACTACGGCGAGAAGAAGACGAAGTTTCCTCTGTAGAAATTCCCATGGTGCGAGCCATAGCTTCGTAGTTACTGGTGTCGATAGTGGCAATAGCGTTAGTCATTCTGTGTTCTCCATTTTATTAGGCTGCTTCTATGAGATCCAGCCAGTTGTCACCGATCTTAAGTTCTAACACAAGTGGTACATTGAAGTCAACACCCCACCGTAGATTTATTAGTTCTTTTAGCGTATTATTTACCACTGTTATGATCTTCTTAACTTCTCCCTCTTCGGATGGATGAACATCAACCACGATACTATCATGTACAGTGTTAACAATGCACGACTTGTGAAAGCGCAGTAGCCTGTCTATCTCTAGGAAGGCTAGTGGTACGATATCAGCAGTGGCAAAGGACTGTACGGGATAGTTTTTAATCTGTGTAAAGTACGTTACTGTACCGTTGATCTTTCTTTGCACGTTGGGAAAGGTAAACACGCGGCCTGAAGGTGTACTAACAGTACCTTTATTTAAGGCGTCCCGTGCTAGCTCTTGATGCCATGCAGCAATACCTAAGTACTTAGCTACAAAGTGTGCGTAGTACGCAGCTTCCGCTTTAGTTCTTCCGTAACCTGTGGCTCCGTATAGAGGGGCAAAGGTGTGCGCTTTTGCATCCTGTCTAGATGTCTTTTGCCCCGCGTTAGTAATAACAGATGCTGTATATGCGTGGACATCAAAGCCTTCTGCTACTTCCTTCATAGCAACATCGTCTTGTGCCAGGAAGGCTGCAGTTCGGAACTCCAATTGCGCGAAGTCAGCTTCTAGTATCTTACCTCCCTCCCACCTAGACACGAACACTTTCTTAACAGGGAAGGTACCACCGCGTGGCATGTTCTGCATGTTAGGTTCTTTACCACTGAGCCGACCTGTAGATGTCATGTGCTGGTTAAGTCTGACATGAAGAAACCCGTCTTCTTTAACGTGCTTCTTAATACCATCTACAAAGGAATTGATGTAGGTGTCTAGCGCTGACAGCCGCTGAACTTTTGCTAGAAAGGTTCCAACTTCTGTCTTGTCATACTGCAGGGCTAACCTACCTAGATACTCCAAGGCACTCTTACCGGTAACAAAACCATGGGATGCATAGAAGCGGCTATACGGTGGGGTAATTCTTAGACCGGCAACATCACTACCCCTAACAACAGTATACCCATTGCCAATGCAAATGCTGCACTTATTATGCTTTTTATACAACTCACCATTCTTCTTCTTCTTTCGGGTAAGACCAGTTCCCCAACAAGGGGTACACTTACGTAGGTAAGACTTGTAAACAGGCTCTGTCTGTGTCGATACTATATTTTTAAACTCTTGCTCACTCATTCTAGCTAGGCCAAAGTCAGCCCACACTTTCTTATCCTTTGGCTTGCGACTATATATAACAGCGGATAGTTGCTCCGGGCTGGCAAGGTTTACAGGAATGTCCCCCATAAGATCCTTAATCGCATACTCTAGATACTCTACAATATCATTACGCTCTGCTACGAATTGCTCACGCACACTAGCCAGTGTTTCTAGGTCAACCTTGAACCCACGGCGATACATCTTTGTCAGTGCTATCGTCATTTCGTTTGACAACACAAGTGTATTTTCTAGTGTACACATGTCCTCCGTATACATACGCTTCCGCTGCACTAACATGAGTTGCTCTGTAGCTTTAAGATCGGACTCTAAGTACATAGACAACTCATCATGGGGTATGTCGCGGACAGATACTCCCTCCTTAAGATAGTTCTTTAGGGTGTCACCTTTCTTTGTGTCTAGTTCATGCCTAATAGCACATGCAGCAAGTGACAGTGGAGCCTTCTGTCCCCGTAGCATGATGTACTCAGCAATCATGGTGTCCCATACAGCACCGTTGTATGTGAACCCAGCTTCCCACAGCCAGATCAAGTCATGCGATATGTTGTGTCCTATCAAGACAGTGGTGCTATCTAGGTAGGATTGTAGTCGTTCGCGTCCGTCTAACGTAGGGCTGTGACCGGAATGATCGAAGGTAAAAATTACCGGAGTGGGATAGGTGTCAGAGAGAACGCCTACCATAACAAGACTGTTCTCCTTCTCAAAGGGATCGAGGTACATAACTCCATCTCTTTTACATACCGTATTTTCTACATCAAGCACTAGTTTCATTGGATTTCTCCTATGCCGTGTTAGGCTTTTCTAGGAAGTTTAGGTTAGCACTGAAGCTTCTCCGCTCGCCTACAGTTTTAAAGGGATACACACAGTGGAAAAGGTCAGAGGGAAATAGGTAGAAGTCACCTACCCTGGGCTTGGCCATAAAGTTTGTAAAGCTCCAATGTGAGGGAGTACCATGTGCAAACTGAATATGTCCGTTAGAGGGATGGTTGTCTTTATAGTCTTCCTCCCACTCCTCGTCAATGTTGTCTGGCAACTTCAAGTATCCTACACAGGTGAGTGTGCAGTTTGGATGAATGTGTAACGGATTATACTCGTTTTCAAACTGGCGAACAACCCAACCCGCCACAACTTCTACCCCGTATGTGTTATCCTTAGAGTTTAGTCGCCTTGTTCCCATGGAGTTGCGGACTTCAGCAGACTGTACATACCTTGCGACAAATCCCTTTGTCTCGTTAAGAAACAACGTCTTTATCTCGTTGTTAAACAGAACTTCTTGTGCAACTTTACCGACAAGGTTACTAGAAAAGTCTTGCAAGTCAGGCAAGTCTTCGTCTATTCGCTGGTTAGTTTGCTGAACGAACTCATCCGACAGCTTTAGGTAACCGATAGAGGGGCCAAAGGGTGCAAACACATGTTCTTTTTTAGCTGGTGGGATATAGAAATTTGACACTTAGTTCTCCTTACGATGTGTATACAGATTTAGTATGATCAAACTCACATGTAATGATGCCGTGCCAACCATTCAGCTTGTTCTTGACCACATTAACGTACCTAAATGGATCTTGTTGATCCGCTGTAGGATCATCGGAGATACTTGGGTTCTTAGCAAGAAGCAGCATGAGGTCTGCCTCTGCAGCCTTGCCTGTCTTGGAACCTTCCATCATGCTTTGATCCAGCTTAACTCTACCCTCCGCTTCTGCAGATAGCTGCGACATGTAGAAGATACAGCACTCGTACTTCTTAGCTATCTGCCTAGCGTAAACTACATTACGTTTCAGTAACTCGTCACTACGTAATGCTGTGTTAGTCTCTGCAAATTTATCCCCCATATCTAGTACAAGTATGTCAGGGTTGTAGTACTTGCAAACAGACTCTACCCAGGACATCTGCCTATCAGAACCGTCTGCCACTTTAAGCAAAGGCTTCCGTTCGTTAACCCAGAAATCATAGTAGCGTTGCTTATCTTTAGTAATAGTTTCACTACTCTCATTAGTAGCTGCGTTAAGATAACGCAAGATAACTCTACTGTATTTCTCCTCATTCAGCAGCACAACGCAACTTGCACCCTGCTCAATGAAGCCATCCTTACCTGACAGAATGCTGGCATGAAAAGATGTCTTACCTGTGTTGGGCCTCGCACCAACCTCAATAAGCTGACCAGCGTTTACCCCAGGTATACGTTTGGCAAGAGATGACAGATTAAACTTCCAACGGTACTTACTCTGCTCATCTGCTAACAGTGTGTCTAGCGATATGTCTTCCCATTTAACTGTGACCTTCGGTATGAAGTCGTTGCTATACTTCTCCAATAGATTGTGTAGTGGCTGCAGATTCTTAAGTGTACCGTTAATACAATCAAATCCTAAGTTAGATATCTCCTCTCCGATTACCTGCTGAAATAGCTTAGACAACACTGACTCTGCTATATCAGAACCCATTGCAGTTTCGCTCTTGATAGCTGCAAATATATCTAGGTATTTATTCTTATTAGCAGTGGTCATTGTAGGATTGTCAGAGATGAATACTGCCTGCACTTCATCCGGTGTTAAACTTCTGTCAAACTGCTCCATAGTTTTGTCAAGCGTCATCTTAATCTTCTGCACATCCTTGGAGAACAACGTGATAGGACAGCGATCACCCCTATGATCCTCGTAAAATGCCTTGTCCATGAGGCTACGTACCAGAGCTAATTCCATTGCATGTTCTCCAACTTGATGAGGTCGTCTTCATTTCTGTACTTAAGATCATCTTTTAATCTAAGTACCTTAACAGTATCTACATAAGGTCGTAGGTCTCTACACATCTCAACAGCTTTAGGTAGGGCGTCAGGATCTAATGCAATGATAGCTGTAGAGAACTGAGATAAGTACTGCATGTGTTCGTTGGACATCGAAGTTCCCATTAGTGCTACACCAGTTCG